GTGCGCGTCCCGCAGATGGAGGGTCTTGCTGCCGTCGTCGTTGATCTCGATCTGATCGATCGCGCAACGGAACACCGGCGCCGCGTCGGCGAGCATGGCGGTTTCATCAACCAGCAGGATCTGTACCGAGGCACCCGAGCCGCCCGAGAGCGCGAGACCGTCAAGCACGCCGTCGGCATCAGCCACCACGCACTCAGCAGCTGCCGTTTGCGATACGGGGTCACCTCCCCACGGCCAGAAACTCAATTCCTGCACCAGGTTCACGCCCTCGGCCACCAACCCTTCGTAGCGGGCATTTGCGGGGCTATCGCCCGGTGCAGAAAGCCAGTCGGCATCGGCAAGGCGAGTGGCAGCGGCTTGTGCCTGATCCAGCCGCCAACCGGCAATCGCTGCATCACTGCGCGCCCCCCACTGCCCGGCGTTGACCGCCAGGCATAGGCCGCCCGCTTTCGTGGCAGCGATAGACGCCGCAAAGTAGAGCGGCCCCGCCAGCAGCAAATCCCGCTGATGCACCATCGCCCCATTTAGGTAGAGCTGCAGGCGAGTCGGGCCACCAAACACCACACGTAGCCCGACAGTATCGCCCTTGGCCACTGTCGGCAGGCCAGTGGCAATCGCGCCGATCCCTTGCACTAGCCGACCGGTCGCCAGCTCCCACCCGATACCGGCACCGTTGGAGCCTAGCGACTCGTTGAGCGGCGCGGCATCGTTCACAAACCCGACTACTGCCGCCAGATCGTCATCACCCCACGCGGCGAACTCGACGCCTACGGTTCCGCTCGTGAGCGCGAAGTCGGACCGCGCGCACCTGCGCGCGTCGGTGGCTGCGGTAGTTGCGAGAGTGAGCCCTCCGTCGCGAGCTGCGAGCAGGGGTCCAATGGGGAGCGCTGCGAAGCGCCCGAAGGTGTCAGCCATGGGTCATCCAAGGGAATCGAACCAGTCCTGCGCCTCGTCGTCGTCAGAGCGAGGCACCAGGGCGTCTAGGAAATGCTGCATGCCGCGCTTGGTTCCGCCTTGGCTGTGTGCAGCTGTGATGTACGCGATGAATGCCGCAGGCTTCTGGTGGATGCTGACTGGGTCGATGGGGTTGCGCTTGTGGAACTCCCACCACCACAGGAACTCCCGGCGCGACATGGTGGATCGCAACTCCGCCACCGTGCGATGCAGATGCCCGGCGAGGACATGCCAGAACCAATCTTCGCCGCGCTGCCTTAGCCGTTTCCCGCTTCTTCCCGCAGGGCGTCAGCGTCACTACCGAAGCCTGCGTGCTTGAGCGCAATCGCCTGCAGACTTGCCGCGACCTTCGGCTTCAGTTCGCCGGCCTGCTTTTCAGTGAGTACACGCTTGCCGCTCTCATCGCAGATCGTGGCCGCGATCAGCTTCGCACGGTCGGCGGTGCTCCACAGCTGGCGGAACTCGGTATCTGGCAGCGCGCGCACGAAGAACTCCGCCTTGGTGCCGTCCGGCAGTTCGATGGTGTCTGGCTGCACGTCCTTTGCGGCGAACATGCCGGCGCTGGTGAACGCCTGAAGGATGCTCACCGTTCCTGCCAGGGCTTCGTTGCTGTCGTTGGTCTTGCTCATTGGCCGTTTCCTTGAATGGCGATAGGGCGCGCGGGCCGCGCACGGCTAACACGCGGAGGATCCGCGCGCCCTGCCAAAGAGAAGGCCCACCGAAGTGGGCCGAAAGAGAGAGCGCCGTTGTTGCGGTCAGGGCGTCGGGCGGTGCGTTTCGACAGCGCCGGAGCCACGGATGGTCATCGTGGCCTTCCACACATCGTTGTCGGCCACCGTCACCGCGAAGTTCTGCACGAAGCCATTGAACTGCTTCGACACAACCGCCGTCGGCGGGGTGATGACGCCATTTACCGCCGCAGGCTTATCCGCGCCCGCCGTTTCGCTGGCCGGCGCGGTGACCAGGAAGTTGACCACCGCGCCAGTGCGGTGCAGTTCCTCCAGCGCCTCGGAATCGACCGAGTCATAGATCACCTCGATGCTCGTGCTGCCGGTCGCCTTGCGACCAGCGACGAACTGATCCCAGTCGTCATCGAAGTCCGAGATATCGATTTCCGAGGCTTGGCCGTCAGGGAAGCCGACCGAACGGACACGGGTCACCTTGATGACCTCCGCCGCGCCGATGGCGATGAACAGCTGGGTGTGCTTGGACTTCAGTACCTGTCCCATAGGGTTTTCCTTGCGTTGTGCCCGTCGCCGGGTATGAAAAGAGCCCCTTGCGGGGCCGATGGATTGCCGTTGAGTTGGTCAGCGAAGCTGCAGCAGTCGAGCGTCGAAGGAGATGCCAAACGCCCCTGTATCGTCGTCATCGGGCGGAGGGTTGTAGGACTCGATGCTTCCGACTTTCTCCACAGCGTCGCGAACTGCCACCGCAGCAGCGTTGGCTTTGGACGTCGATTTCCCCCACACCGTCAACCGGACGCGCCAGCCATCGGCGGGCGGTCGCTCGGAAAGCAGTTTGGTTGGTGAGCCGCCCACAACATCCCACGTGGCGTAAGGCAATGCGGTGTCCTGCGGCGCCGTAGAGGGGAAAACACGGACGGGATCACCAAACAGACTCCGCACGGCCTCGTCGCCCTGCAGCAGCTGCTGGATAAGCGGCACCATCATTTCCACCCCCTTGCCTTCATTACCCGGTCGATAGCCGCGCGGGTCTGGTCGACAATCAGCTGCGCCGCCTGGGGCCCGTTTGCCTCGGCGGCTGGCGTCAGGAACGGCTTTGCAGCCATCTTCTTCGTGCCAAATTCCAGATACCGCCAGTAGCTGGCCCAGCCTGCCTGCACGTAGACCTTGCCAACCCGGCGCTGGCGGCGGTTCCTCTTGGTGTTGGCATACTTGGCGCGTTTGCCAGTCTTTACGCCAACGGTGAAATACTCGCCACCCGGGCCGACGCCGGCCCTGTTCCGATTGCGCGCATTGGCCCTGCGCACCACGATCTGTGTGGCCAGGAAGCCGCTGGCACGCGGCACTCGCGCACGTGCCGCGTCGCGGATCAGATTGCCGCCCCGACGCAGTGCGGTCTGCAGTGGCTTTCCCTGCAGCTCTACCGGCAATGCCTTCAACGACGACAGGAGCCCGTCAAGGCCATGAATTTCGATCTGCTCAGCCATCGGAGAGCCCCGCGTCTACCATCAAGGTGATGTGCCCCCGCGCCGTGGGATCAGGCAGGACAGCGCGGATCGCGTAGTGCTGGCCGTCAAACACCGCGCGCATTGTGTTCAGAACACCAGGCAGATACGGAATTTCCATGCGTGCTGTGACCTGGCCGTGCTCAGCCGATGCAGCAACGAATTCGCGTCCTGAAAGCGGGACCACCTCCGCCGGCACGTCTGTCTGCCAGTCCGCCCACTCCACCTCATCGCCTCCCAGCGGATCCCGCACGGGTTCTTGTATCTGCAGGTCAATGCGATGCCGGTACTTGCCCGCCCGCCTCATGGCAGCACCCGCCGGTAGGGGAACATCAGCCGGTCCAGCGTCGGGTTCTCAGCCAGCTGCGCGCCGGCAACCACTGCCTCGCGGTTGGAGTACAGATCCCCCAGGAGCAACAGCACCGCCGCGCGCAGCGGCCCCGGCAACGGGCCGGGCATGGTCGTGAACTTCACCGGGTGAGCGCCGACCTCGCTGTCCAAGATAGCCGGCTCGATTGGGAGCGGCGTGCGCCCCTCCCCGACCGGCGTCCACTCGTAGGACGCCTCCGCCAGGGCATAACCGGTGGTGCGTTCCACCGACTCCCTTGCCGCCGTGATGAATGCTCCGATCAGCACATCGTCGGCATCGTGTATCACGACCAGGTGCGCCTTCGCTTCGCTCAGCGACACGGGCTCCTCAGTCGCCGGGGTCAACGTGCGCAGCATGGGTCATTCCTCCGGCTTGACGGACTTGATGGCATTGGGGTGGGGGTCGATCAGCCCGCCAACGCGCAGCGCCTCAACGTGAGCCGCGTTGACCTGGATCACCTGTCCGACCTTGCCCAGGTGGTTGTCACTGAGCACCAGCGCCGGCACGGTTTCGCCGCTGGGCGCAGCCAACTCTTCATCCGATGGCGGCCCGCCGTTGTCCGTGTCAACGGTGTCGGTCGCCTGGCCGGCGCCGCCATCCTCCGTATCCCCCTCGCCGTCAGTGTCCGCCGCGGCCGTGTCGGCGCTTTCGGCGTTCGGCTGTTCGCCCTCAGCTGTAGCAGCGTCAACCGCCGCAGCGGGTGCTTCCGGTGTAACAAGCGCGGCATCCACAGTCTGCTCGACCGGCGCTGGAGTGTTCTTCTGCTTTGCCATGATCGTCTCCGAGGGACGCCCCATCGTGGGGCGCCCCTCCGTTCGTGGGCCGCGCGGTTAAGCCGCGGCGCCGTGCTTGAAGGTCTTCACCGCGCCGCCCACGTCGACCAGGTTGCCGCCAGAGCGCATCCACGCCATGAAGCCCACCTGCCCCTTCTTGACGTAGGCCGAGTCGTTGAAGCGGAACAGGGTCACCGCCATCACGTCGCGGATCTTGTAGTAGCTGAAGTCACCGAACGCGATCGACGTGGCACCTGCGGCCGGGGCCGGCGCGTGCTGGTTGATCTGGATATCGCGGTTCAGCAGACGATCCGGCGCACCGCCCGGATTGCCCTGCTCGTAGCCCGGCACAAAGATCGGCCGGCCCTGGTCGTCCTTCACCTTGCGGATCAGCTTCAGCATGTCGTCGTGGAACATCCACTTGGCCAGCTGGCGATACGCGGGATCGACGCTGTGTTCCAGGTCCACCAGGTCGTCGTAGGTAATGATCGGCAGCGCCGAAACCGCACCAATCTTGCCCACGGCCGCTGCGGTGAAAGCGCCCATCGGCTGACCCACGCCGGTGCCGACGGTGTAGTTGCGATTGGTGACGCGGCCCAGGCGGGTCTGCAGACGCTTCTCGATGAACCCTGCGATATCGGCGGTGCTGTCCTGCAGCAGCTCCCACGGCACGGTGACCACTTTCGAGCTGTACTTGTAGACCTGCAGGCCCTTGGTGCCGAAGGCCACGTCCTGATCGGTCGCCGACTGGTTCTCGGCGACCAGCTCACCCTCTTCCGAGGTGCCATCGCTGGTCGGGTACTGCATCGGCTCGCCGCCGGCCGTGCTGAACACGTCGGCGACCTGGCGCATGCCGCCGAACGCCTTCAGAGCGTCCAGGATCTGCTGGGCCAGCGTGGTAGGCACTGTGTAGCCGCCCTGCTCAGGATTCACGGCCGGGTTGCCCGACATGGCGGCATTGACCTGCTTCCAGTCCTCGGCGTTCAGGGCGCTGTCGCCGCCGCGTGCCCAGCGGTCGAACAGGCGCTCTTCGTTGGACAACTCGCGGCCGCCGCGGTTGGCGGTGTCGTGTTCACGCACGCCCTGCTCGCGCAGCGCTTCATCGGCCGTCAGGTCCATGACCTTCTGATGGCGCTCAATGGCCGCATCAATGCGCTCGATCTCGGCCACGTTCTCGTCGTACTTGGCCTGGTTCTCCGGCGTCCACTTGTTGCCGTCGCCGGTGCTGGTGTCCAGCAGGTTGCGGGTTTCCTTTGCCAGCGCGGTACGGCGCTCCCGCTCGGCCTGAATGTTGAAGGGCATTGGCTATTTCCTCTGGTCGAAAAAAAACCGCCTTTCGGCGGTCGGAGTAACTGCGGGCGGGAGTCGCTTACGCAGCGGAGCGTTCCAGCAGCGCCAGACGGCGCGACAGGTTGGCTTTGTGGGCCGCGGCGGCTGCGCCGTCGTCGGGTTCGGTCTTGCGATTGGCCAGCGCGGCCGGAGCGTTGTCGTATGCGGAAAGATCCCAGGTGTTGGATGCCTTCTTCTTGCCCACGATCTCCACCACCTCGTCTGCGAAGCCGTGTTCCTTGGCCTCGTCAGCCGTGAACCAGGTCTCTTCGTCCATCCACTGGACGATCTGCGCCTGATCCTTGCCGGTGCGGCGGGTGTAGTCACCAGCCAGGCCGGCATCGATCTTGGCCAGCAGCTCGCCAGTCTTGGTCATGTCTGCCTTGTTGCCGACTGTGATTGTCCACGCGTTGTGGATCATGAACCCGGCGCCTTGGCTGATCTCGACCTTGTCGCATGCCATGCAAACCCCCGTCATAGCCGAGGCGGCCAAGCCATCGATGTGGGCAATTACCGTTGCCTTGTGCTGGGCAATGGCGGTCATCATCGAACGTGCCGCGAACACGTCGCCGCCGGGCGAGTCAATGCGCAGGTGGATCACGTCCGCGTCAATGCCCGCCATGGCCTGGGCGAACATCGTTTCGTCAATGTCGCCCCACCACCCACCGATAACGCCGTGCAGGTAGATGGTGGCCTCGTTGCCGTCCGCCTCGGCGCGGATCGGCTGGGACTGGCCTGTATTGTTCTTGGCCAGCTGCAGCAGCTTAGGAATCGGCATCGTCAGGGTTCCTTTCAGGGTCGTCGCCGCTGGGCTTCGCCGGCGGCGCGGGATCTTTCGGTTTGTAAAGCTCGTCGCCACCCTCGATGGGAGGCAGGTTCTTGAGGCGGCGGACTTCGTTCACGGCCATCCAGCCTTGTGTTCCGGGGCCGCCCAGCGCTTTGCTGAAGTACTCAGCCTGCGTTTTCGAGTCACCGGCCATGAACATGTCAACGTTGTGCTCAACGAAGTAGCGCGGCGTGCGGAACAGCTTGCGGTTCAGCTCGTCCTTTATCCGTTTCAGGTGCGGACCCAGCGTGTACTTCACGAAGCCGATGCCCATACTCTCGATGCCGCTGCCCCAACTGGTGGACTTGGTCGTCTCGCCGATCATGTGAGGCGGAACACCGAATGCGCGAGCCACGTCGATGACCTGCCATTGCCGGGACTCCAGCAGCTGCTGGTCGACGGCGGACATGGTCAGCTCCTTGATATCGAGCCCTTCCGTCAGGATCAGAGGTATGCGGCGGTTGCCCTGCGTGCCTCCGTACTTTTTGACCCAGGCATCGCGGAAGTCATCCTGCATCGCCTGGTTCATCTTGTTGGTCGCCGTGATGGCCACCTCCGGCTTACCGCCCTCGCTGAAGAACTTGCCGGCATGCTCATCCCCTTGGATGGCAATGCCGATGCCGTTCCGAGCACCCCACTGGATCACCGACATGCCGTGCACGCCGTTGAATCCGAAGCCGGGGAAATGGAGCACATCGTCCTGGTCAACGGTGAAGTACCCCTCCACGTCGTGGAACGTGTACTGCAGGCGCGTCGGTTCACGCGGGCTGGTCTTGTCCTGCTTGAGAATCATCACTCTGTCGCAGGGCCAGGGAATCAGCCCGGTCGCCACGCCGGCGCGGTTGCGCGTCATGTAGGCGACGCCATCACCGCGCAGCAGCATTTGGCCGACGATGAACTCCCAGCCGGTGGCGCTTGACCAACCGGAGGAGAACTGTTCGTTAAGCAGCCACCAGTAGTCGTGCTCAGCCCGCTTGCGGTGCCCATCCACGCGCTCGAAGACGGGTAGCGGCAGCTGGGCTATCGCACCTGCCAGCAACGAAACGGCGGCGAACACCGCCGAGACCCGCATCGCGGATTCCGGGCTGACCACGGCACCAGAGGCGGTCGTCGGGTTCCCGAACACCTCGAACATTGCCGGGCTGGAGGATTGGATCACCTCGCCGTCGACCAGGTTGCTGATCGTCGGCTCGATACGGTCGCGGGCATCGGCCCGCCGGTTCTTCTCGAATAGTCCGAACATCAGTCGATCACCACGAAGCCTTGTTGGGTTGTGCCGGTGTCCCGCGCCTGCATGGCGCGGCCCATGGCCATGATTAGCGCCACCGCGCCGTCGATCTTGCTCTCCATCTTTTCCTTGCGCGGGTAGACGTGCTCCTTCGCGTCCAGGCGCGCAACCACGTTGCCCATCATCCATGTCATCGCCGCGTTGCCGTCGTGCCACAAGCGACGTGAGAGGATCAGCGCTTCCACTTCCTTCATCGGCTCAGATAGATTGCGTACGGACTGTGCCATCTCGACCACCGGCAGGCTTTCCTGCTCCAACCTCGTCATGAGGTACGCCGCCTGGGCTGGATCGAATGCGATATCCCGCACGTCGATGCCGCGTGCGGCAAGCTCCTTCAGCTCTTCTTCGATAAAGGCGTAATCGGTCATGTTGCCGGGGGTGGACACGATCAGCTCGTCCAGCAGGAAATGCTGGTACTTCTCGTTATCCTCCACGGCCGATTCCGGCACATAGAACCTCGGGATGACGTAATAGCTGTCGTCCTTCTCGAACAGCATCACGACTGCGGCCACGTCCAGCTTGGAAGCCAGGTCAACGCCGACCCAGCAGGGGCACCCGGCGAAGTCGTCAATCTTAAACGCCCGCTTCTGCCGCTGCCACGCCAGCATGTTCATCCACGCGAGCTTGGCGCCCACCCAGTCGTTCAAGTGCTTGGTGCGGAAAGCGCTCTGCTTGCTGGCTGAGCGCTTTGCCTTAGCCAGCTGATCGAGCAGGAACTGCTCGAATACAGACACGCCGTAGTTGGGGTTAGCTTTGCGCAGGCTCGCCGGGTCGTCCCAACGGTCGCCCTCATCGATGCAGTAGATCGCGGCGAAAACCGTTTCGTCGGTGACCTCGCCGCGCAGGATGCGTATCGCATCGCCCCGCATTTCGAAGCAAGGGCCGGATAGATTGGTGCCGGCTGTGGTGATGATCGACAGCAGGGGCTGCTCGCGCGCGCCCATACCCGTTTCCATCGCATCGACCATGTGGTCGTCGTCGTGCTCGTGGTACTCGTCCACGAGCGCAGCATGCGGGCTCGAACCGTCGCCCGGCTTGCCGATCATCGTCTCGAACTTCGACATGTCCTCCATGACGAAGAGCGGGCCGGGGTTCTTCGGGTTGCCAGCCTGCTCAATGCCGAAGCGCGAGCGCAGCGCCGGCAGTTTCTGGACCATCTGCCAGGCCGGCCGAAACACCTCGAAGGCCTGTTTCTCGCTGGTAGCGCCTGAGTAGACCTCGGCACCTGCCTCGCCGTCTGCGCAGAACAAGTACAGGCCACGGGCAGCCAGGCGAAGCGACTTGCCGTTCTTGCGCGGGATCTCCTCGTAGGCACGGCGGAACCGCCGATGCCCCGTCTTCTTGTGGACCCAGCCGAACAAATTGCACTCAATGAAGCGCTGCCAGGGCTCAAGCACCAGCAGCCGTTTCTGCGCCGCCCACTTTCCCTTGGTGTGCGGCATCTTCTCCATGAAGCGCACCGCACGGTCTGCCTTCTCGGCGTCGTACTTGTAGGGCCAGTCGGCCCCCTTTCGCTTCAGGTCATCGAGGAACCGCTGGCAGGCCAACCGGATGAACTCGTTGGCAATGATCTTTCCCGCCGTCACGCCCTTGGCGTAGGCCTTGGCTGATTCGGTGGGGGTCATGGATCAGAACTCGTCGAATGGGTTGCCCTCCGGGGTCTTCTCGGTCCCCAGCTTCTGACGGTCCGCCGGGGTCAGGCCCAAGCGCGCCAGGCAGCCGATCAGGTGGGAGTACTTGGCCGCGACGAACTCGCCGCGATTGGCGCGGAACTCGGAAAGCAGCGATGACGCCACTTCCATGATGAAACGGTCTGCGCTGGTGAGGACGCCCGGCAGGGCGCACTTCTCCAGCTCCTTCCAGACCACTGAGACCTCTTCCGGCAGATGGCCGGGCACCTTGCCCAGCGCCTTCCCCGTCTTTGGCGCCTCGGTCTTGTAGCGCTGTGGGTTGCGCTTATCCGCCCCCTTGAGCTTGGCCAGCTCGGCGGGCTGCTTGTGCCTGGCCATCGCCGGTCAGCTCCAAATCTGAAATTCAAATTCTGTGGACGCGCGAAGAAAGGGGGGCGCGCGTATCGTCGCGAGAGGGCGCCGAACTTTGACCCTCCCCCTCGTTCAAATGTTAATATTTCGTTAATTTGTGTGATTCTGTACGTTCCACGCTCGTGGAACAATCAATCCCGCGCTCCTCGGCCGAATCCGCCGTTCTCCAGCGCTGTTTTCGTGCTGTGGCACGGCCGGCACAGGGGCTGCAGGTTGCTGTCGGCGTTGTTGGCATCGTCCCCGTCGATGTGGTCGACCTCAGTGGCTGCCCGCACCCTTCCCTGCTCCGCGCAGCACCTGCACAGCGGCTCACGGGCCAGCACCACCGCTCGGATCCGCCTCCAGAGCGCTGAGTTCGTTGGCAGCGCGCGGCGGGCCTGCCTCTTGCGCACCTGGGCGCTGGTTTCTTTGTATGGACGCCAACCTGCCGCTCGGTGCTGCGGTGGCCTGACAGGCATCAGTACGGGTTCCCGTCCAAGTCCACGCGCGGAGGCTCTGCACCTTCGTCCGGAACCGGTGTGCCAGCCTCCTCCTCCAACAGCTGCGCGACAGCTTGGACCAGCATGCCGACATGCGCCGCCAGCTCCGCGATCTGCTCGCCCTGCTGCTCGATGACCCCGACCAGACGGTCAATGCGAGCGTCTGGGCTGCCATCGATGCGCGCGGCCAAGGCGGCGTCGGCGGCTGCGCGCGCAGCTTGCTCGGCGGCCAGTGCTGCCGCCAGCGCTTCAATCCGTGCAACGTCCATCAGCAACCCTCGTTGTTCGAAGTGCCAGGTCGCGGCGTATCCACCGCTCGACCCGATCCCAGTCCGGTTCCATGCCCGTCGTCCTGGCAAACCCCACCACTGCGGCGAGGTAGCAGCGGAGCCACCACCGCATGCGGACGGATACCACCACAGTTTCGCTGAGAGCATTCATGGCGATGGGTGCCGAGGCCCGACGCCACTGGCAATACACCGTCCGCTCTGATCTCGCCGCAGACGAGAGAAGTGGTGGCCTGAGCCAGTCCGTCTGTTCCCGATCCGATATGAATGCGCGACGTTGTGAGACTGATCGCACCACTCAAGGTTCTGCACACTAGCGTTCCGCGTGTCCGCATCAATGTGATTCACCTGCGGCAGGCCAGCGGGGTTGGGGATGAAGGCTTCGGCTACCAACCGGTGCACCATGCAACGGGCGCGGCTCCCGCCCGCATCCGCGAGAACGATCCCTGGATACTTCGCACCCCAGGTATGTAGCCGAAGAATCTTCTGCCGCAGCAGTTTCCGGCCCATCAACCCATTGCGCTGAGTCATAGGAACGTATCTTTCAACTGACCTGACGCGGCCATGGCTACTGACCTCGTATCTGCCCTCATAGCCAGCAATGGCGGCCCACACTTCTCCGTTCATACGTCCTCCACAAGCCAACCTCCCCCATCACGCTTCTTGCGGGGATAGGCAATTCGAAACACGAAGGGATACATCTCGGCGGCTACCTTCATCTTCACCTTCGCGTCGTCGGTATAGATGGCCTTGGATCCTTTGCAGTCGTGAAGCTCAAACTGCCCGTCCGACCGCAGGACTGCGAAATCCACGGTCAGGAAGGTGTTGTTGGCCAGCCTGAGCTTGACCCCCTCGAACCGATACCAAAGGACCTCGCCAGCCGCCTGCAGCGCGCGCAGCCGCTCGGCATACGCGGCCTCGGTCTTGTTCATCTCGCCGGCCTTCAACCGGCCCAGCGCCAGCATCCGGCCGTTCATTGCGTCACCGGCTGCCGGTCAGCCGCGATCACCGCTTGGCAGGCTCGGACATGGGCTTCGGCGTCGGTGACGATTCGAACAGCAGCTCCGACAACCTCTGGACGTAGTTCGGCGCGCGCATCACGTTCGACGGCGCCGGCGGCAGCTTCGGACAGGCGAGCGGTGTGGCA